CTGCTCTTTGAGTCATTTGTTGTCCTGCTACATCTCTTGCTAAATTTGCACTAGCTTTTGCATTTTCAATAAATGACATTCCTGTTGCAAAATCTTCTGCTCCATCCCCACCAGCTTGTGATGCTAAATAAGCTTTACTTCCGTAAAACTTATCATTTGGATCCATAAATCTGTCTATGTTTTGTTGAGTAATTCCAGCTCTTCTAAAGTATTTATCTGCTTGACCTAAACTAGAACCACGGCTGCTATCACCTATTTGCATTGTACCTACATTATCGGTCCCCATGTTTTGATTCATATCATATCCAGCTTTATCAAAAAAAGCCATTGTTTTATCTGGACTTGCTCTACCAAAAACTGAGTTTAAATATCTATGGTCTTTTTGATTGTTGCTAATACTATCCATCATACCCATTGATAAACCTGCAAGACCTGGTAATCTCATATTTACATCTGGGGTTAAATCAGATGCCATTCTTGTAGCATCTTCAACAATATTTGAACCTAAATTTTTATCAGTAAAACTAAATTTATCTTCTTCTTCAACTACGCCAGAAGCCGCTGCATCACGTCCAGTCATTCCTGGTTGGCTTGGTTGGCTTCCGAATAATCCAGGTTGACGGTTACTTGGCCTTCCCATTTGGCTTCCGAATAATCCAGGTTGACGGTTAGAGAAAGATCCAATTCCTTGATTAGAAAAACCACGTTGATTATCTAAATTAGATCTTCCTCCACCTTTTCCTGGATTTCTTCTATAATTATTTGCCCTGTTTATGTTGACAGGTGTATAGACATCGTTACCACTATTACTAGTTCTAAAACTGTATCCTGTTGGAGCCTTTTTTCCAGACCCTTGGTTGTAATAATCAAATAATGATGCCATTTAAATTTCCTCTAGTTGCTCTAGCCAATCACAATTGTTTTAAGAATGATTAACACTATTATAGTAACTATACCAGCTTTAATCCAGTCTTTCATTCCCCAATCACTCCACTCTTTTAAGTGTTCCCAAATATCTTTCAGTAACTTCATATTACCTCCTTTTTAATGTATTGTTGGTTTCTCATAATAAGAACCATCAAAATAAATTTCATCAGCCACTATAAACGAATCAAGCATAACTTCAAAGACTTTTTGTGCTTGCTCAGCTCCTAAAGCGCCAATATACAAATTTCTTGTAACAGCGGCTAATCCAGCGGCTACAATTAACGTATCTTCGTCATTACCATTAATCATTTTAAAAGCAAGATCTTCTGCATTTTGCATTACTTGTATAATTTTATTTAGTTTTTGGTTTTCTGCCATTTCTTTCCTTCATTAAAGCAATGTTTTCATTACTTCTTGTTCTACGATCTTCACGTAATGAAATTACATCTTCTTTTATTTCACTAATGGTATCTTTTGCTTGGTCTTTAATCAAGCCAAAAGATTCTTTCATTACAGTTCCTTCAGCAGCGTTATTTACTTTATCTCTTTCAAGATCAAGTTTTTCTGCTTCAACCGAAGTTTTAAGTAACAATTCTTGATCATCATGTTCGCCTCTTTGTATTAATTCAGCAGCTTTTAAATCAATCTCTTGTTGTTTTAATTTAATTAGTGGATCTTGATCTTCTAAACCGCTTCGTTTAGTTTCTTCTGCTGCCATCTCTTTAATTAATTGCGCTTCAACAATTGAAATTTCAGCTTCTTTTTGAGTCATAAATTCTTGTTGCATTGCTTGTACTTGTTGTGCCACTTGTTCTTGTAATGCAGGATTTTGTTGTGCTTGTTGCTGCATTCCTTGTATTTGTTTTTGCATCTCTTGTGTCTGCGGTAACATTTTTTCTTCTACTTGTTCTGCAGATAAAATAGCTATGTGTTGTAAAAGATGTCCTTCCATCATTGCATACAATTGAGGATTAATTTGAACGGGACGTGTAAACATAAATTCAGCGTGTGCTTCTATGTGCGCAGGATGATTTTGTTTTGGAAAAGCTTTTGGTTGTTGTCCAGTCATTGCTTCAGCATTTTCTGTTGCAGGACTTTTAGGACTAGGATTTCCTGGATCTGGTTTTAACAATGCATCTAAATTATCAACATCTAAAGCTTGATACACACGTCTGTATGCTTCTCTAAGATTGTGTAACTGCGGAGCAGCTTGTGCTAATTGTAATTGTTGTTGTGCCAACATAACACGCTGGGACATAGAAAAAATATTAGGATTAGATATAGGTAGTATATCTACTCTCTCATCAAAATCTTGAGCTTTAATAGCTCTGTTACCACCACGTACCATGTAAGGATATTCAGGAGGTAAATATGTTTGAATACATTTAGCTAGTAAATTAAATTCAATTCCTTGAGCATAATGCAATCTTTTATGAATTGCGCTCATTACTTTTGTTCCACGTTCAAGTAATGCTAATGTTGTTCCTACTGGATTCTGTTCATTGCCTTCACCCATTTTCATGTCTGCTATTGCAGCAAATGATTTACCTGCATCTACACAAAATCCTAGTAAAGCAAATAAAGTTTGTGAAGGTTCTTTGTAAGGTAAAGGTAAAAGTGATTCTCGAATTGATGTACCTGTTACATCTACATCACGAAATTCACCTGGTTGTAAAGGTGTATCGTCATCACGTATGCGCATGCCACGTGCTTTAAAACCTGCTGGTAAGTTAGCAAGAGTACCTGCATCAATTAGTTGTCTAAGAACACTTGTTGCAGTTCTTGATAACCCACCAAGCATGTGTATTAGACCAAAGCCATAAAAGCCTAAGCCTGGGAGGAACTTGTAATGAGTAAAGTATTCTATGCGTCCTCTTGCTGGATCTTGTTCATTCCAGTTACGACGAATAGATAAAACTTCAGTTGAATAACTATCTATAGTAATAATGTAAGGTAATTTAATTCCTTGTTCATCTTCAAAACCAGGAACATCTGCATCTACATGCATTTCTAATAATTGATGTTCGTCGTCGTCTTGAGGAATACCAGCACTTACACCTTCTAATTCATCAATTTTATCTTGTATTTCATTAACTCCAGTAGATATAGAACCTGTAACCAAACTAATATCACGGTAAAAACCACTTACTTGTTGTTTTCTTAAAGTGTTACCATCTACTTTTATTGAATGTGTAATTCTTGAAGCATCTTCTAAAGAACTTGCCATATAATTAATAACACAGTCTTCACCTGCAACAAATTTAGAAACTGGACGCATTAATTGCCCATCATAGTAAGTTTTCTTAAATGCAGATCCAGCTAATGGTAAATAAAATAATAATTGATCCATATCTGGATCATACTCTTTCATTACATGTGTTATCATGTAATTCATGTAGTCTTTTACACGTTTAGCTTGTTCTTCTACTTGTGGTGTAATTTCACCAACTATTTCTGTATTTACAGGGCCAGCAGGTGGTAATAATTCTTTATAAGCTTGTGCTTGAAATTGTGTAACGGATTCTGCTAACAAAGGATGAACCACGCCGCTTGCTCCTTCAAAAGGTTGTGTTCTATCTTCGTATTTAAATCCTAGCATGTCTAAACCTTTAGTGTAGGTATCATGCCAATCTTTTCTTGAATCAAAGTCTGATTGATAAGCAGCAATTAAAGTGTCAGATAAATTTTTTAATTCAGTGTTTTCTACGTAGTCAGCTAAGTTTGCATTAAAGGGAATTTGTGATTGATCAACAGGTGCGTTAGGGTCTGTGTTAATTTCAGCACCACCATCTTCTAATTCTGTTATTTCTACTCCACCTTCCATTGTCGGTTCATTACCTGGAAGTTGAATCTCAGTATTTTGACTATCTGAAATTTCTATTCCATCTGTTAGTGCTGCTATAGCTTTTTCAATTGATCCAGCTGCTGGCATTCTTGATTTAATAGCCATTATATCCTTTTTCTTTTTTTACTTGCCCACCCCTACTATACACTGGAATGGTAGATTCACCAGCAAATTTTTTGCCTGTATTTATATCACGCATGGAGATAATAGGAATCTTCTCCCATGTAAAGCCCTTTCCGTCAACAATAGTTGTATCACCAAATTTAAATCCACTTTTCTTTGCAATACGTTTCATAGCTTTTACTCCAATCTCATCATAAAATTTATCTCCACCTTTTGGAATACCACCGTATTCTTTTTTCATTTTACCAGTAGATAAACCTATTCCGTCGTAACCTTTATCATCAGCCATCTTCATTAATCCTTGCATAAATACCTTTGCATAGTTCTCAGACTTTTTAAATGGTGCATCTGGATGAACTGAACCACTCTTACCTGTTATTTGATTTTGTTCTGCCACTTTTGTATTTAATTTATTTACATCAGTAGCTAATTTTTTAATTGCTTTTTCAAGATTTTTTAATTCTGCGACATTTTCCGGCAATTCTCGATCTGAACGAGGTAATTGTAGAAGTTGGTCTTTTCTAAGACGTGTTGACTCTAAAGTTTGCATTTTTTTGTCTAATTGTGCAGCAAAATCACTCATTGTAGCCATAACATTACCTTTATCAAGCCTTGGAGCGTACTTATACCCTTTTTGAGCCACATTTTGATGTAAATCAGACTGTGTTTCTTCTACAAGTAGCAGTTTTCTACCATTTTCATCAATTCTTTCACTAAATCGTAACCATCCAAAGGGTGAATTACCTGCATTTCCTTCAAAAACCTCTCCACTAAAGTGTCCTGATCTATATTCTTTTTCTGCTGATCTTACAGATCCGTCCTTAAAGTTAAAGTAGAATTTTAGTTCTCCGTAACCAGATCCACCAGGAATAAATTGTGCTCCCTCATGTGCAGGGCTCTTTTTACTTTTATAAAAGAATCCTCTACCCTCACTCATGTCACCCATACGGTATAAAAGTTTCTTGGTCCAAAAAGGAATAGGCACGTCTGCTGTCATCACATTTCTGTCAAATATGTTAAGTGCCTGGTATAATTCTTGAAAGGCTTTTTCTTCCGGTATATTTTTAGCTTTTGCTAATTGTGCTATATCTTCTTGAGGCACTAAATTTTTTAACACATTTAAATGTTCTTTTTTAACAATGTCATTTGTTCCGTGGAACATGGAAGGAAATCCACCTTCCCACATTTCGTTAAATTTTTCTCCTCTGTGCATTTCAACTCTATCACCTCGGTTATTTAAGAATTTAATTGTGCTACTATTAATAGGATCTGCTGCTTCATTATTTACTTGTAAATTTTTCATATTATTAAGAAGCATTTCACGAAGTTTCATTCCTGTTACATCTTGAGGTGGTTGATGTAAATCAGTTAACAGACGTGCATCATTAGAAAAAATATCTGGTCTGTTTCCATAATCATATTGATTACCTCTTTTTTCACGCATCCTTGTTAACATTTGTACAATATCATCTGCACCACGTGATACAGGTTCTGCTATAGAAACATCCATATCAATTTGTGGCATTTCTTTATTATACATTTCTAGTAATTCTGGTTTTGTTAATTGTCGTTTTGCATCACCTTTAGAAACGTTTGTTAGTAATGCTTCTAATCCAAACTCATCAAGTTCTGTTCCAGATACACCAGGTTTATTTTTAATTGTACCAAGCCATTGGTTAGCATTCATTTTAACTGTGTCTGGCATATCTTCAATAGCATTAACTGTGGATAAGTACATTGCTGGTTTATCTTCTACCGCTTGTCCAACTGCTATGTCTGTTGCAGACGTAGGTGTGCCTTTTGCTTTAAAATAACTACCAACAGCTTTAGGAACTTTAGCCAATTCTTTAACTATTTTAAATGCTCCACCGCCAGCTTTGTGTAATCTATCAATGCTTTCTTGAGGGTCTAATAAAGGTAAATCATCCACAACAGTGCTTGTATCATCTAAGTTCGTATCAATCAAGCCGCCATCTTTAGCA